AAAGCCCTAGCTGCTGGACCAGCTAAAGCTGCAACTACTACAGACAGTGCTGGATCTAAACCTAATTCATTACTTGCTAAAAATGTTAAGAAAGATACTAATACCCCACGTGCATAGGATTTTAGTATGGCTTTCTGCTTCTTTGTTATCTTCATATTTTGCCCCCTAGTAGTGGTATATCGAACTCTCTGCCGTCTTTGTCGCCTAACTTTGTAAAACTGATATGGATGTGCCTTATATGCTTATTAAAACCTCTATAGGTGCGCCATTTATAGTTAAGTATTCTGCTTGCTATTTTGCCGTTATGAATTACGTAAGATATACGCTTATCGGTTTTCGCACATTTTCTGATCTGGTCAGCCAGATATATTGAGATCCCTTCGGATGAATCCAAGCGAGAATCCACATCAATGGCTCTGACACACCCAGATTTGTCTGGATTATGATCCGATTTGGTGGCGCTATGACGAGCATCACCAATCCACCCATCACTGGTAGAGCGGCGATCTGGATACCAGGTATCAATTTGATCCCTTAACTGCACACCAGCTGCACATAGCCAGGGTTTCATTAGCCTAAAAGAATTCTTGCTTCTTCTTCGGTTATGCCCAATTTAGATAATAAAGCTTCTCGCTTTGCTTTATCTGCTTCGGTTTTTTCTAATTCTTCTGACTTAACTTCTTCAATTGCCAAATCAATTTCGGCCTGAGTAGGTGCATCACCTTCTAAAACGACCCAATTAATTGTAGAGTAATCGTCTTCAATTAAAACATATTCACAATTAGGTTTTAATTTCATAATGGCTTTGGCTAAATATAAACTATTTTTCATTTTAAGCACCTATTTCTAAAGCAATAATTGATGATAAATGGCTAGCGTTTTGTGAGTATAAAGTAGCAGTTGCAGAAGCAACAGTCATTTGTGTCTTATATGTTGTAGCAGATGTAGTATTTGGACTATCTAAATAATTTTGCGCATAATATCCAGCAGTTTCTTCACTGGCTGCTGCTATAGCATTTCTGTTAGTTCCAACACCATCAAAAACTACTGTAGCGCCTCTTAAAATTGAAAACGAAAAATCTGGATTTGTAACGCCGCCAGTATAACTGTAAAATTGTTGAGATACTAAAATTAAAACTTTGCTAGTAGCAAGACTTGGAGTGATTGAAACTGACAATCCACTATCCACCAAAGAAGTTGAATTTGTGCTAACTTGCGTTGATGTAGTACCTTGAACAACCTGCAAAACTTTTCCGCCGCCACCTGCTGGTGTTTTCCATTCAGGAGCTGTTGCACCAGAATTTACAGTTAGAACTTGACCAGCCGTACCAATTCCAAGTCTTGCTGGTGTTGATCCACTAGATGAATAAATGGTATCGCCAGTAGTAGTCATTGGATTAGTCATGCCTGTAGTATCTAAATTAGCCCAAGCTGATCCAGTGTAATAAGTTGTAACGTTTGTATCTTTAAGATAAGCAAAGTTACCTTCTTGTGGTGATGTAACGGCTGCATCTCTAGCTGTGGCACTAGCAAACACCCACACGCCTTGCATCAAATAGCCATCTACATCATTGGCGGTTAGTACCTCGCCTGTAGCAAAATCCTTAAATCCTAAACCTGCTGCCATTTTTACTCCTTAGTAACTTAGGACATTATAGTCTAAAGTGCCATAAATGCTACTATTTAGGATAAATGCATCTATAACGGGCTCTAATGTCGTGAACGTGGTGCGCCAACTATTCGGGGTTATATTCATGGCAACCCCAAAAATTTGTAAGGTCTTACTAATAGTGCTACCGCCTGGCTGGGTAGTGGTCACTGTGATTGGGTCAAAAAAATCAAGGTTAAGAGCTGCTATTACTCCGCTGTTGTAGTTAGGCGTGTATAGATCCAGGGTTATATTATCTACTCGTATTGAGGTTTCTTGCCTACTGGCGACATAAGCCTGGGCATAATCTAGAGCTACAGCATCTGATTGCATAAGCAGATTGTCTAAGAAGTAACTATGTAAAAAGTATTTGTCTATCGATGCTTGATTAAATGCTACCTGTGGTGATCCACCAGCTCTAGTTATTGTAGCCTTATTAAATATAAGCACATCGTTTAAGATCCATTGAGCATCGGCATAAGGTATACCTGTACCATTATCATTAAATACTGTAGGTGTATTGCCAATAGATCCAGCTGTGACTGCTCTATCTTGGAATACAAACGATCCGCTTTCATCTACATATAGTGCGCCATACTCTGACTCTGACACAGTAGTCATGGCCTGTAGTGCAGTTCTATTGCTACCAGGATCGTTTTGTAACGTAGTTAAACCCGCATCGACATCACGCATAGTCGCTGGCCAGTCAATTTCATCTAATATCTGATTAATACGTGTGCCTGATAGATCGCCAGCAGTAGCACCTGTAATAGTGCTTATCTGGGCATTAAAGGCTAATCTAAAAGCATCTACAGCCTGTATAGTTGTATAGGCTACATCTTCGGCTTCCCTAGGATAAGTAGTTACATAGCTTGTAATAAATCCTGAAAATATAGGATAAGTAATAGTGTTATATGTAGCAGTTATCTGCACCTTCTTCATAGGTGTCAATAATGTAAAATATGGGCTAGATGGATTCTGTGGGTTAAAATCACCATTTTGATCTACTATACGTAAGGTAAGTGTGCCAGTTTGAAATTGATCTATTAAAGCGTTACGGCCTCGCTTAGTTTCAATTCTATTTATTTGATTTGATACATCAACTATTACACCGCCTGGATCTGCCAAAACGTTTGTACCTAAAATACCTGTATCCAATATCATTACCTGCGCAAAACTTGGTCCAGTATTAAAATTTATATAAGCATTGACTACAGGTACTGCCATTACAAACCGCCAGCGATGCCATAAGATACGCCTGATTTAGTGGCTATCTGTAAACTTTCTGCGATAAGTTGAGAGAATTTATCTCCAGCCTGAGCAGTATCTACAGTTATGTTAATACCTTGCATTGAGCGTTCTTCGCCCATCCTAAAGCGACCAGCATTAAAGTTTGGGCCAATAACACTAGCATTTTCCATAACAGTTGCAGTTGTAGATGATGAATCAAATTGATCTAAAAAGTTTTCTATTCTTGTGTTTGTTGCTCTAGCCACAGATAAAGCAGTATCATAAGTGATAGGTTTTCCAGCAGTACCACCGCTTGGTAATGTGCCGCCTTCTTTTAATATAAATGCGTTAATCCTGGCTGTTAATGCCATAACTGAACTTAATGCAGCATCAAAACTAGCGGCAAACTTCTTGGCTGCTTCGGCTCCTTCCATCTCTGCTAATATCTTTTTGGCTAATGCTTCATTGTTATCTAGTATGGCTAGTTGAGCCTTAATGCGTAGTTTGGTTTCTGCATCTACTGATTCGTTTAGGGCTACGTTTAAGCCTATGCGTTCTAAATCAAATTTATCTTTAAGTTGATCTACAGCTGTCTTTTTCTTTAATTGATCGTTTTCAGCCTTACGTAATGCAACAGAGTTTTTAATCGCTCGTTCTTCTAGTTTTCTTTGTTGCGCATTAATTCGGCCTGCAGTTCTTTCTTGACCGCCACGATCTTGCTGTGGCATAGCGCCTCTACCAATTTGTCTAAGTCCGCCAATATATGCCCCAATTACTGGGATATTTCTAATATCAAATATATTGCCAACGCCAGGTACATTAGTTAATTCTTTTAACTTACTGGCTATTTGTCCTAAGCCTAAAATTACTTCGCTTGTAGCTGTGGCAAAGTTTTCCATGCCTGTAGTTAAATCTTCTATAGTGTTATCATTACTTAATAACGTTAAAGAATCTAAAATACCTTTGCCGATAATTTCTTGGGCATTGGCAGATGCTGCAGCTAGTAGATCCATCTTTCCAGCATAGGTAGTTAATCTGGCTGCGGATTGACCTGCAAACTTTTTATTAAGTTCGCCCATGATCTTATCCATGTCGCCAGTGGCTAATAAGGTTTTATCTAGTCCAGCACCTAATCTGCTAAGGCCTGTGGTATTGCCTGCGTATGCTCGTGATAGGGCTGTGCTAACGGCAGTAAGTGACTTACCTGTGGCCGCACTAACGTTTAGCGCTGTATTTAATGCATCCTGGCTAGTAGTGATTGAGCCAGTGATAGTTAGTAATTGCTGAAAGGCTGGCCTTAATTGGTCATCTAGTACGCCTGTAGTCTTCTGTAGATTGGCTATGTAAAGTTCTATGGCTGGTGAACTGAACTGGTAGCCAGTATTTTTTAATTGCTGCTCTAAGGACTTGGCTGCCTTCTCATCTTCTGTAAAAGCCTTAACTGCAGCTCTACCAAATCTAGTTAATGCAGTTACTGAAAATGCTGCGGCAAAGGTCTTGGCGAAACTTTTAATTTGTTTATCAAAGGCTGATACTTCTTTTTTACCCTTTTTTAATCCTTTGTTATCAAAGGTGCTTAATGCCGATACTACTAAGGTTGGCACAATTACACTCCCCTAAATCCACGAGCTGATCGTTCTTTGTAGAATCCAAGCACTTGGCCTTTTTTCTCTAATGGTAATTTTTTGTAATACTCAAATATGGCTTCATCAATAGCCTTTTGAATTCCCTTGTAAGCATCGCCCTGCTCTTCTTTCCAGGCTTTGTAAATTACTCGACCTTTATTTTTACGACCTCTGCGACCTACTGAACCTGCCATAGTTGCATCTTCTACTTGTGGTAATGCAGCTATAAATTGGATTCCAGCATTAGGGTTTAATGATGCCCCTTGTGATCCGTCTGTCTTACGGCCTGCAGTTTCATAAATAGCGCCAGGTGCAGACTCATTAGATACATAGTTGTAAACGCTATACCCTTTTCTGTTTTTCTTATTAGGGCCTAACTTATATTTAATGCCTGCTCTAGCTGTGGCTTGATCGTATGCAGGGAATGGCCTGCGCTGACCTTCTTGTGGCTCTGCCTGTTTTAGCCAGCCACTTAACACATTTTGATTGCTAGGTAAATTTTGTTTAGCCTTAAAGGTTGTTTTAAGCATGGGCGTTTTAAGGCTAGCCCTTACATTCTTATACATGTCTTCATCTATTTCATCAATAGCTTTAAGAAATTCTCTAACGCCGTTTACGACTACTGGCATTTTTTAACTCCTTAGCTCTATCTGAAAGTACTTGGATCATCGCCCTAAACATTTCAGAATCCATATTGATAAACTCGCTAGGCGGAATCCCCAGTTCTACAGATAGGCTGGCTATCGTATAAAGTGTTGAATCCCGCTGCGCTATTTTTTTTCTTCGTCTAATACCTCTACAGTATCTAAGCTGTCTATAAACTCGATACCAAATACAGGTACAGTTACGTTAGCCCTACGTAAACACTCATGCGCTAACCAATAAATCTCGGTCTGGCGTTCATGCTCACGTAGGACTTTACTAATACCTGATCCGTACTTTAACTCGAAAGCGTACTCGACACCTGGTGTTATCTTGTGTTCTGTGACTTCACCATTAGCCCTTGTTATCTTTAGCTTTGCCATTATTGCTCCTTAATTAAGGTGTTACGTCAACTACTATAACTGAGTTACAAGTAAATGTAATGCTCTGTGTTGAAATGTCGCCAACAGCACCATTTAAGTCTTGGGTATTGTTTACCAAAACTGTAGTTTGATATTCTGGGTTGGTAGTGCTGATTGCTGCACTGGTGCGCTTGATTGTTAATGGCACTGTTGTACCGAATGCTGCTTGTAGTGTTGCAGTAACTGCACCTGCGCCGCTTGCTGCATCATTGTTAAGCAGGTCTAGGGTAATTGTTGACGCCTCTAGTCCTTTAACAAACTTGTGAGCTGTATCGCCCATTGCTGTAATTTCTAATTCATCAAAACTGCGGTTAATAGTAACCCCTGTTACATATGCTGAAATATCAACACTGTTAAGAGTAACTACCGCACCATTGGATAAAAATACGGCCATTAGTCTTGCTCCTCTTCTTTTTTGTAAGCAGGTTTTTTAACCGCTACTGGTGTGTGTGTAATCTGACCTGTCTTGGCCAGAAAGTTCTTTTCTTCTTCTGTTAATCCTTGATATGCCATTTTAACTCCAACTCGTTAGGATCGATACAGTAATTTCTGATACTAGCAAGTCGCCACTAGCTGCGTTAACTATTGCTGGTGCAGAAACGCTAGATATATTCATTTGATAAGTTGCGGCAGCCAACTTGGTTACTACTGCCAAAATGTAATCTTCCATACCAGCCAAGTTGCCTTGATTGTCTAATGCTGGTTTAGTAATAAGTATTCTAAAAGTTGCCAACGGATTAACACTTATTTCATCATTGTTAGATGGTGTGATATAAGGATCACCTGGCGTAATTACTACTGCGTTGGCTAATAGTGTTGCAGGTGGAAAACTAAATACTGACCACACGCCAGCATTGGCAAGTGTTGTCGCTAATGTGCTACGTAATGTCGTTATTGCGGCTGGCATTATCCCACCAATGTTGCAGGACTTGCATACGGCTGGATGAGGCCCCTGATTCTATTGACCAGTTGGAAACCGAGCCTATATGGGCTCGCACTGACCCCATCCATACCGACCCCGCCTGTCTGGCTGACTTGTCTAGCTTGCCAGATGTCCACTGCAATTATCATCGCAGCTTCTCGTATTGCAGGGGTGCTCGCATAAGATTGGGTCTTGTGTTCTGGGCCTCTTGCGTTGCCGTAAGGGACTACTTTGTGAAATTTTTGATCTGCAGCTGTTACTGCAAATTGTACAAATGAATAACCATTAGGATAATTTACATTACCCCAGTTGTACATAAATAATGGGATTACGCTTGTAGTGCCTGTGCTTGGCGGAATAGTGCCAGTAATTGTGTGAGTACCATTAAATGGTGAGCCACAGGCGGTTACAGTAATTTGCTGAGTTGCTACAAATGCGTTTGGATTAGCCAGCATTAATGTTGCTATATTGTCTTGAACTGCTGTGCCCACTACTGGGGCATCGTTATGCCATAAGTATTCGCTTATTAAATCTTCTGCGGTTTGACAAACTTCTTCTACTGTCGCATCGGAGTAGAGAGACCCAATTCCGAGATTCGCTCGTAATTCGGCAACTGTAACAAAACTTGCTGGCATCTCTACTCCTTTGCTAATAGCTCTCTGGGGCTAGGGCTACTAAACCCCAGAGATTACTGATTTGATTTAATTAAGGTGTTGCTGCGAACTTGATGATTCCGTAAGGCATCTTGGCGATTGTTGCCATAAAGCCATAAATTGCTACCTGTACTTGTAGGTTTGATACTACGTTTACTGACATGTAAGCCTGTGGGCTGCGATATACAGTAAATGCCTCTGGTGCAATAATTACAGCTGAGTTATCATCAAATGCAGTCTGTGAGAAGTTCTTGTCTACGTATAGATCAAGTCCTAATACATTGCCACGAATTGATGATGGTCGTACATCTCCGCCTGCGTTCATTGGCTGAATTGCGTTGTAAATTGGTCGACCTGTGTTATCAAGTGCGCCCATCAAAGCTTGCCATTGTGCTGGGTTTCCGATGTAGTTCTGTGCAAAGTAGCCAGTGTTCTTGTAAACAGCTGCTGCTGCTTGTGCTGTATAAGCAACAATTCCATCGCTGTCTGCTGATACTGCTGATGCTGATGTTCCTGCTGCTAACAATGCTGTTAATGCTGCAGTGTCAATAGTTGTCAAATAAGCATTTTGTAATTGCTGTGTAAGTTCTGCATAGAAGTTAGGGTCTGAACGCTCTAACAATTCAACAGATAGTGTGTTCATACCTGAGTACTTAGACACTGTGCCTGTTAGATAAGCAGTTTCCATACCTGTATTTTGTACTGCGCCAGCCTCTGCCTCAACAGTTACAACTGGTGCTACACCTGTGCCACCGCCTGCGGTAGTTACCAAAGATGGTACGTTAATTGTCATACCTGATGCTGGCAGTGTGCCTTGTGAACATGCATCGATTGTTGGTGTACCAAAGCGTGTGTTTGTTACAAACTCAGTTAGATATTGAGTTGGGTTAAATGCTGGGTTAGTTGAAAATGAGTCATCTGCTGCAGCAATATAAAGCTTAGATTCATCGCTACCTAGCGCAGCTTTGATCTTGTGCTCTGTGTACTTCGCCATTGAGTTAATTGGTGAACGTACTGAAGTTGTAATAAGTGGTGCTGTAATTGTAGGGCGAGCAGCTTCTACTGTAGGAGTAGCAGCCTCTGCCTTTGCTTCTTGTGGCGCTGTTGCTAAATCTTCCACAGGAGCCTCGCTTTCTTTTGTTTGGTTTGTGTCCTCTGCTTCGTTTTCACTAGCAGCAACTTTAGTTACTTGCGCAGCTGTAAATGCTGGGCTTTCTACCAGGCTAACTTCTCTTAGTGTTGCACTGGTTACATATAAATACTCTTTTTTCTGTACGGATTTATTTACATCTACACCGACAGATAAACCATCAATTAATTGCTCGCCAGCAAGGATTAAAGCATCTTGACCTTGCATAGAT